GGATGTCCGCTTTCTCAAAGTAGATCATCTTGCCATTCGGACGGTAGAAAGGGATGCTCCTGTCGGATGTCATCTTGTAGAGTGAACTGCGGGCTATGTCCATGAAACGGGATGCCTCTTCCACAGTCAAGACTTCCTTGGCATTGTCAAGGATGTCCTCCACGGCTTCCATGCGCTTCTGGAGTTCTTCAATCTGCCTTTGCAGGCGGCTGCCCTTTCGGGCGTTTCTTTGTTGTTCCATAATCTGTCTATTTTAATTTATAATAATGTGTCTCGGTTGTCGGATGACTGCTGCCAACCTTATTTCGATTTGTTACAATCGGAAAACCGGACGCAAAGGTAAGACAATGCATCCGAATAGGTGGCCTCTGAAAAAAATGGTTCTGTATTTAACGTTTCACCGACTTTTCATGGTAATGGAAAGAGGCACTACATTTCAGTGAAGAGTTAAAAATCAATTCAAAATTTACAGCCGCGTTCTGTTTCTTCCTTTTGAATTACCTTTGCCGCCAGAATAAAAAGTACAACACAAAAACTATATCAAAATGGAAGTAATTTCGATAGAGCGCAGCACCTACGAGGAGCTGCTGACGAGTTTCAACAGCTTCGTCGAACAAATGAAAAAGATGGCCAGCAGAGGCACAGACAAAAGGCTGGGCGACTGGCTCGACAATCAGGACGTGTGCCAGATGCTGAACATTAGTCCGAGAACTTTGCAGACGCTCCGTGACAACGGGACGCTGGCCTACTCACAGATTGAGCGTAAGACATACTACAAACCAGAGGACGTGAAAAGCATCATTCCACTGGTTGAGAAAAGGAAGAGGGAAACCATCTTGCGCAAACAGGACAAGACAGGCAATGACGACAGTAAATGCAAGAAGAAAGGAGGACAGCTATGAATGAGCTGATCATGGGACACAATGCTGGCGTGAAGAGAGTGTTGGAAAGCATGAAGGAAGTGCTTGCCATGTACAAGAACGTTACGGGCAATTACCGTCCGATGCTGGACGGTGACCGCTACCTTACTGACAAGGAAGTGGCGGCTATACTGAAGGTCAGCCGACGAACATTGCAGGAGTACCGTAATGACGGTGTATTGCCATATGTCCAACTGGGTGGGAAAATACTCTACCGTGAACGGGACTTGGAGGACTTGCTGCAGAAGTGCTATCATCCAGCGTTTCACATGCGGAATGATTGATATTCCAGCCAGAGTGATTCCCCTATGTTTTTGCGGGAAAGCGTAAAGAAGAAAGACGGAGGCACTGATTGTTTCAGGCTCCCGTCTTTCTGGTTCTTATCGTTTGCTATTCCGTCCGTCGCTCATCCCCTCTGCTGATGCGTTGAAAGAGTGCGGGCTTGAAACAGAAGGGGCTTGGGCTGGGAATACGCTCGAAGAGGAAGAATCCCTGTACAAGCATCTTCTGTTTCAGGAAAGGCCCGTGCTACCTTTGCATCGGCAGAGGGGATAGGCGACGGATGGCATCTGATGAATCATTCCTCATCTTCATTTTTCTTGGTCTTCTTTCTTCTTTTGAGGATACGGCATGAGCCTTTAGGCTGGTTGGCAATTTCGTTCTTCGAAAGTCCTTCCTCGTCTCTGCGCTTTACAAGAGCATCCATATCGGCAGAGATCTTCAAGTCGGAGAGTCTGGCGTATGTCGTGGTGCTGCGGAGGGATGAATGCCCCATCATCTTGGCAATGCTCTCCGTGCAGATTCCCTCATTGATTAGAAAGGTTCCGAACGAGTGCCGAGCCTGATGGTAGCTCAGATTCTCCTCGCGACCGATGCCAAAGCCTATCTCATGGATGTCGAACCACATGGCATCGCGGTTGGGCAGCGGAAATACGGGCTTGCTGTCATCCGTCGTGTTGTAGAGGTCAAGTATCTGCTCGGCTATCGGATGCAAGGGGACAAATGCCTCTACTTTTGTCTTCTGGCGGTTGATGCGGATATAGCGTCTGCCGTCGGCTGTCGTCCCGATATGGTGGGGATGGAGTGCCTGGGCATCCACGTATGCCAGTCCCGTCAGCGTGGAGAAGATGAAGCATCTGCGGGCAAGCTCGGAATGGGCATCTGGCATGGGCGTTGAGAGAATCTTTTCAAATTCGGCCTTGGTCAGATGCTTGCGCTGGGGTTCAGGCTTCTTCTCGTATTCGATTTCCTCCAGCGGGTTGGCTCTCAACACCTCACTGTCAACGGCCAGATAGACAAGGCGGTTGAGCCAGCACATGCAATGGTTGGTCTGTGAAGGGCCGAAGTTCTTGTACTTGATCAGGTAGGCTTTGTATTCCCTTCCGAATTCCTCAGTGATGTCAGTAAACAGAATGTCGTCCTTCCCCATCTCGGCAAGAAACTCGTGCATATAGTTCTGGTAGTAGCCAGAGTTTCTATAGGTTGACTTGGATCCCGTCTCTTCGGCACGCCTCTTAAGACGTTCGCGTTCTACCTCGCCCATCTTCAGCAGATAGGTGGGAACGACGACCTGTCTCGTAATCTGGTTCTTCAACAGCTCGGCACTCACCACGCCCTGCTCCTTGAGAGTGTTGTAGTAGAGGTTCTCCATTCGTTGGCGATAATCGGAAAGTCGGTTGTTCTCTCTAATCTGGCCTATTTCCTGTTTCTTTGGGTTCCAGTCCTCCGGCTTACAGTAGATGCCTGTAGTGAGTGCGGTACTCTTGCCGTCGATGGTGATCCTGCACATGACGGCGGTCGTTCCGTCAGCCTTTACCTTGCTGCGGTTGATGTAGAATAAAAGTGCAAATGTACTACGCATAGTCTTTATGATTTTGATGGTTTTACAATACGAGTTTCCAGTCTTTGGTGGCTTCGATGAACTTGTCCATGTCTTCGAAGAGCTTCTTCGGAGTGACACGGGCATAGACCTGTGTGGTCTGAAGGTTTGTATGCCCCAGCATACGGCTGATGCTCTCGATGGGAACACCTTGCTCCAGCGTGATCAGCGAAGCGAACGAGTGGCGGGCCTGATGGTAGCACAGGTCTTCCTTTATCTCGGCCATAAGAGCAAGGCCTTTCATGTGTCTTCGGAGGTTGGGATGGTGCATCATCGGGAACAGCGTGTCGCGGTTGTCATCGTGGTACTTCTCAATGAGGGCTAGGGCTTCGGGCAACAGTTTCACGCTGGCGGTGTATTCGTTCTTCTTGCGACGGTACTTCAGCCATAGTGCGCCATCGTCATCCGTGTATAAGTTTTCACGGGTGACTGATACCGTGTCAGCGTATGCCGTTCCTGCATAGCAGGCAAAGAGGAACAGGTCGCGGGCGAGGATATATGATGGCTGCTTGACGGGTATCTCCAGGTCGCGTATCTTCTCGAACGACTCACGGCTCAATGCCCTCGGTGTCTTTTCCTTCGGTCTTGGTAGGGTAAAGTGCTGAAACAGGAATCTCTCAGAATAGCCTTCCTTGTATGCTCTCTTGCAGACCTTTTTCAAAATGGCCAGATAATGGCGTACGGTATCGACCGACAGCCCCCGCTCGTCAACAAGGAAACTCTGGTAGTCATGGATGAACTGCTCTGTCATCTGGCCGAAAGCCAAATCCTTGGTGTGGTAGTATTTCGCGATAAAATCCACCAGTGACCGCCGGGTGTAGTAATACGTCGGATAGGTGCCTTTCGCTCTGTCAACTCCGATACGGCTCTTCAGTTCATTGCAGAGGGTGTCCACCATCCTCATGAACGTCATCTGCGTTTCCATGCTTCCCTGCATATGGTTCTTTATGTCAGTAGCGCAGAAGTCCGTCTTCTTCTCCACAAGGGAATCGTAGGCGGCATTGACCGACAGCAGAATCCTGTCAATCTTGCCGTTCGTCTCAACAGCCTCCTTGCTCTTGCCGTTCAGACGGCTTTCGCGTGGGTTCCACAACTCGGGCGTACACGACAGCTTCGTGCTGAACTGGGCCATCGAGTTATTGAGCGTGATACGCCCCATAATCGGTGCCTTGCCCTTCTTGTCCAGTCCGCTCTTTTTAAGGTAGAGCAACACCTTGAACTTTTCGATTTTCATAATGCCTATAAATTTTTGGTGCAAAAGTACATCCTTTATAAGCATTCTCTGTTACGCAAAACGCAGCACAATACGACATAAGAAACCGAAGTTCCTGATTCGCTGTTTTTATCCTTGTTACCTGATCCTGATTCGGTAACAGGCCGGTTAACAGTCTGGTAACTGAACCACTTCAATATTCCTCACTCCGTTGCGTTTAAGCAAAAGTGCAAAATATAGAGAACCTGTTCATTTTCAACCGATTGCGGTGAATTTCTCTTATCGTTTCCCTTGCTCGCTTTCCCGTGTATTAGTCACTGTGGAAGGCATACTGGCGCAACATTACTACTCAATGAAGGCGGCATGGATTTGAAGACGGTAGCTAAGATTTGCGGTCACTCATCCTTTAAAATTACAGAGCAAGTCTATGCTAACATGCTTGATGAT